GGCAACGATCACTGTGAATACAAGCAGAAAGCAACACAGGCAGATTTTGACAAGTTTTAAGAGGTAGCTTATGGCGGCCGGAAGAAGAATAGCGGGTATTACCATTAAGATTGATGCAAATACCACAAAACTTACACAGGCTCTTGCGGGCGTTGATAAGAGTCTCAAAAATACACAGAACCAGCTAAAGGACGTTGACAGGCTGTTAAAGATCAAGCCGACAAGCACCGAACTGCTCACGCAGAAGCAGAAAGGACTGCAAAAGGCAATCGGAGACACGAAGACACGCCTGCAGGAATTAAAGTCAGTAAACAAAGACGCTGTATCCCCCGAACAATGGGATTCTGTACAGCGCGAAATCATCGAGACGGAAGGCAAATTAAAAAGCCTTGAATCTCAGGCGGCAACATCTGCATCGGTTTTAGGCTCGAAGATGCAGGTTGTCGGAAATACATTAAAAGACGTGGGAAGCCGTCTAACCGAAATTGGAACGTCTCTCACGCAGAAGCTGACCGTCCCCCTTGTTGCGGTCGGCGGCATTGCTGTGGCGAAGTTTGCGGAAGTCGATAAGACTATGCAACTCACCAATAAAACCATGGGCAATACTGCAGACCAAGCGGATATGCTCAACAAGGCAATGAAGGACGCTGCAAGTAATTCCACGTTCGGCATGAATGACGCGGCCACCGCAACGCTGAATTTTGCACGCGCAGGCCTCAACGCAGAGGAAGCCGCGGCGGCACTCGCTCCGGCAATGAATCTGGCGGCAGGCGAAGGCGGCAATTTGGATACCGTATCGGCTGGACTAGTTGCGACTATCAATGGATTCGGCGGAAGTTTTTCCGAGGCGGGCACTTATGCAGATGTATTCGCCAACGCCTGCAACAATTCCGCACTAAACGTTGACAGCTTATCATCTGCCATGTCCGTTGCGGCTCCCGTATTCTCCGCGGCTGGCTATTCCGTCAATGACGCGGCTCTGTATATGGGCGTTATGGCCAATGCCGGAATCGAGGCAGAGCAGGCGGCGAACAGCCTGAAGACAGGACTTGCAAGGCTTGTTTCGCCTCCGAAAGAAGCCGCGGAGGCGATGGATAAACTCGGAATCTCCGTTACTAATTCCGACGGAACCATGAAAGATTCCACGCAGATTCAGGAAGAACTGCATGATGCATTCTCCGGCCTGTCGGAGTCCGAACAGCTTGCCGCGGCATCAGCTATCTTTGGTAAAAGCCAGATGGCTCCGTGGCTTGCGTTAATCAATACCGCTCCGGGCGATGTCTCTGAATTGTCAGACGCATTAGGCACGCAGGGCACAACGGCTGAAATGGCATCCGCAATGATGGGCGGTTTCGGCGGTTCAATCGAAAAGCTGAAATCATCCATTGACGTGCTTGCAACTTCTCTCGGTGAAGCACTCGCGCCGACCATTCAGCAGGTTGCGGATTTTATCCAGGGATTAGTTGATAAATTTAATTCCCTCTCTCCGGCGCAGCAGGAGACCATTGCGAAAATCGGTCTGCTCGTTGCGGCGCTCGGTCCCATCATCACCATTGTCGGCGGGATCATCTCTGTAATCGGTACGGTTGTCGGTGCGATCGGAACGATCATCACGGCCGTTTCTGCATTTGTCGGAGTATTATCTGCAGGCGGCGGCGCAGCGGCGGCACTAGGCGCAGCAATCGCGGCGCTGGGCGGGCCCGTCACGGTTGTTGTCGGTATTATCGTCGGTTTGATTGCAGTCGGTGCTTTGCTTGTTGCCAACTGGGACAAAATCAAAGCAACCGCGGAGAAGGTATGGAATGCTATCAAAGCGACTATATCTTCCGTCATGGCAAGCATCAAGGCGACCCTGACAAATGTCTGGAATGCAATCAGAACGACTATTACAAGCGTTGTTAACAATATCAAGGCCAAAATCACGGCTGTATGGAACGCGATACGGACAACCATCTCGACGGTTATCAACGGCATAAAATCGGTAGTTACAAGCGGATTCAACGCGGCTCGAAATACTGTCACAAGTGTTATGACGGGCATCAAGTCTAAAATTACATCCGTCTGGAACGCTGTGAAATCAACCGTAAGCAGTGTTGTTAACGGTATTAAATCTACGATATCCAACGGATTCAACGCCGCAAAGTCCACTGTATCGAATATCTTTACATCGATTAAAGACAAGATTAAAAGCGTTATGGACGGCGCTAAAAACGTCGTTTCAAATGCAATCAATACGATTAAGTCGAAATTTAAATTCCATTGGAGTCTGCCAAAGCTGAAACTTCCTCACCCGAAAATCACGGGCAAGTTTTCACTCAATCCCCCGAGTGTCCCGCACTTTTCCATTAGTTGGTATAAAAAGGCATATGATACGCCGTTTTTGTTTACAGAGCCGACTGTAATGCAGACAAGCGCAGGCCTTAAAGGATTTGGAGACGGCAACGGAGGAGAAATCGTATACGGCCGGAATCAACTTATGCGTGACATTGCGCAGGCTGTCGGCGGAAACGCTAATGATCCGGATGTTATTTATGCCGCGGTCAAGGCAGGCATGGAAAATGCCAATGTCGGCGTGTTTATCGACGAGAGGCAATTTGGTAGATTATTAAGAGGTCAGGGGGTAGTATTCGCATGAATGTTACATATACATCTTCAGACGGCAAAAGCTATCCCCTCATAGTATCATTTTCCATGCGGTTAAAAACTGCGAACTTTCACAGCTTCGCATGGAAGCCAGAAGCAACCTCAAGGCGTTATGGCGAGCGGGTGAGCCTCTGGGGGAAAGAGGCCGCAAAGTATCCCGCCTCTATTGTATTCCGCGGAACACATGCGCAGAGGCGGGAGGCGCTCGATGAATTTCATTCTTCTGTTGAGCGGGATGTATTTTACAATTCACCAGGGAGGCTAACCTGGGGAGGGTGGTATATTGATTGCTTTATTTCATCTTCCGAGACGTATCCATCCGAAAATGATTTAATATCGACAATTAATGATTTAGAGATTTACTGCCCGCATCCGTTTTGGATTTCCGAGCAGGATTACAGCATTGCACCTATTTCATCGCACGCACTGAGGCCGACGGATAAGCAGTATAATCTGCAATACGGTTATACATACAGTTATCAGGTCGCACAGAATACGAGCAGACAGATTTTTATCAATCATTATGCACCGTGCGATTTCCGTGTTGTGCTGTATGGCTCGCAGGACAACCTCAACGTTACCATCGGCAACGTGCATCTGCTTGTCAATCACGCCATCCCCGCCGACGGTTATATGGTTGTCGATACAAGACAGGATATTCCGGCAGATAAACATTGCTATCTGGTTGTTAATGGCGTTGAGACAAACTGTTTTAATTTCCGCGATCCCACGGCGACATTGCTTGAAAAAGTAGAGCCGGGAAGCGTTATGGTCACATTTAACCGTCGCAGTCAGCTCGATTTGACGATTTACAGAGAGAGGAGTGAGCCTGCATGGATATGATATGGTTAACTTCCGAACTCGAGGAAATCGGCCCCTGCTATAACGATGTAGACTTTGACGTGGGTGTGCCGGAATCAGCAACGAATGACTTTCAAATGTCGGGACTGATTCCGGATGGAGTCGGGGGCGTGTATGTTCCAGGGACGGAGTTTGGCGGCCTGCTCGAGTATGCGCAGACAACAAATTATAACGACTCCGTCAAGACAAAGGGATGGACGTGGCGCGGGCTTCTCACACAGGGCATTATTTCTCCGGATTCTGGACAGGATTATAAAATTGTATCGGGTGACGCGCACGCGGTAATGCGCTCTTTGCTGTCGGGATTTCTCGGCGGCTTTTTTAATGTTCCGGAGACAATCAGCGGGATTAATATCAATAACTATCAATTCGCGCGATATTGCACAATCCTCGACGGATTAACCGCAATGCTCGATAGTGTTGATGCAAAAATGGCAATCACGGCAGAAAAGTCGGATGATGGCTCACCGGTGCAGATTACCCTCACAGCAAAACCAATCGAGACAATAGGCGATAAATACACGATTGACTCTCGCGTGGATATTACACACACGGATAACCGCATGGGAATTAATCATTTAATTTGTCTCGGGCAGGGCGAATTGAAAGACCGAACGCGAGTCGACTTATACATCGACGTAAACGGCGTTATCGGCACTACACCGTTTTATACCGGACGAGACGAGCGGACGGCGGTTTATGATTATTCATCCGCGGAGAATATTGACGTGCTAACAAGCTACGGCAAAAAGCGACTGCTCGAAGTGGCGAGTCAGAGAACTATATCAATCGACAATGCAGATATTAACGGCGACGTCGGCGATTTGGTTTATGGCTACATGCGCGGGGTCGAAACCGTTGCGCCAATCACGCACAAGATATTAACGATTTCCGGCGGCATCTGGAAATTTGAATCAAAGATTAAAGGAGTAACCTAATGGCTGCACAACTGATTAACGGAAACGGATTCGAGGGATGTACGTCACAGGTAGACGCCGATTTTTACGAGGGGATTTTTGGGACAGAAACGGGCATCCTCACCGTCGGACAAAAAATGAGAGCGGAAATGGTTAATAACCAGCCACGAGTTTATGACGGTGTCATCCTGACGAAAGAAGGCCGGAGGATTCAGATTGATTACGGCACATATCAGGATTTTGCAATCCCTGCAGGTACAACAGGCGTAACAGCGTATTACATCATCGGATTTAAACTTGTTACCAATTCCGACGATACGCAGACATGCGAGCCGTTTGTTCGCGCGGTCAGCGGTCCAAGCACAACAATTACAGAGGGTGAACTGCGATCCGGTGCGGCGGAGGTATATGTGAGCCTGTACCGCATTACACAAGTTGGAACAACGAACACGCTCGGGGTTTGCATGCTTGAAGAACTCTCGCATTTATACGGCAAGATATACAGGTCGCTTGCAGATGTCGGGCTTACGAATCCTACAACTGTAAACGTCTATTACGGATATATGGCGGATAATTCCGTTGCAATTCTTACGGAAGCCGAAATCAGTGATTTACCGTATGATGGTGCAGTCGGAAACATCATCATTATCCGCGGGAATCTAACAAATGCAAAGGCGCTGTTTT